GAAGTCGCGGAAATCACGGCGGAGGAAGATCTGCCGATAGCTTGGCGCTGCCGGTTGATAGGCCGCGAGCAGCATCTTATTCGCCGCAGCCGAGAGCAACAGCGGAAAGTCCGAAGTGGTGTGAAACGCGCGTTCGGCCAGCAGTGTGGGATTGCGCGGCACATTGCGTTCACCGCGGACACGCAGCAATTCGCCGATCATGTCAGAAGGCCGCCAACCAATGAATTCGGCGTGGCGCCCCGTACCTTGCGGCTGGTAGCCCGGCATGCTGCGCGCGGCCAAGGCTTCGGCCATGGCATCAAGGATCTCCGAAGGCGAGTCATGTCCTGGCCCGCTTTCCGGTCGCGCCGGAATAGCAGGCGGTGCAGCGCTTTTCACCATGGCGTCAAACAACGACCGGCGCGCCTGGTCCGGGTGCCAGCCGCGCTCGACAGCCTCACGCCGGATATGTGCAGCGGTCTCGGTGCCGACCAGGGCGCGGGCGGCTTCAATCGCGCCATCAATACCGGCAATGCGCTCACGCTCGGTGCGCTGTGCCTCGGCACGGAGCGCTTCAAGGTCAGGCGGTGTTTCCACGGTAGTGGTTGCGGGGGGCGACGCGGCAGGCGGCGCCGAAGGGGCTGCCGGGGTTTCCGGCGTCGTCTCAGTCATGGGTGGTTCCTCATTAGCCAGGGCAGGTTCAATGGCGAAGGACGGCGCGCCCTGCGGCGCCGCGCCACGCACTTGCGCATCCCGATCAACCGGGATGGGCACGATCGAAATCTCGAAAGGTTCCCAATCCACGGCGCGGTAGATCATCTCGCCGCTCACCGGATCGGGGCGCTGGTCGTAGCGATGCACGCGATAGCCAATGCTCACCGCGCGCAGCGTGCCATCGGCAATGCGCTGCCAGAGCGGTTCAACATCGGCAGCGGCAGAGAATTGCAGCCGCGCATGGCCGCGCCCGCCTTCGAGCCGTGCGGCAATCACCCGCCCCAGCACATCGCGTGCATCGGCGCTGCGATGCGTGTTCAGCACCGGGGCATTGCCGGAACGCAGCTGCGCCATGCGCACCGCATTGGGCGACATGTCCAATTCCTCGGTGATGCCGCCAAGCGATGGCACGAAGTTCCGCGCCCGCGCCCCAGTGGACCAAACCACATCCACGCTGCGGGCTGCGCGATCCACGCTGGTAGGGGCGGCGAGTGTGCGCTGGGCGATGATCGATTGCCCATCGGGGCGTAGTCGATCCAACAAAGCGGGAGTATCCGGCGCGGGATCGCTCCCGCCCGGTTCGGGCATTTCTGTCATATGCTGATCCTTTGAAGGGTCGCTTACGGCGCGGCGTATCCCTGCAGATTGGCAATCACGACACTGCCGGCAGTAACCGCCTGGATGTTCAGCGCCGCATTGGCCGTGCCCTTCAGCGGGCTCGGGAAGACAATGTCATAGACACCGCTATTGCCAGGCAGCAGGCAGCGCCACAGCACCGTCGCTGTACCATCCTTGATCTGAAACTCCGTCGCAGTGGCTGAGGCATTCTGCACCTGCACGCCCGTCACGTAATTTCGAATGCCGGCCCCAGCTGCAGCCTTCACCGCCGTATCGGCAGCCGTAGCGAGGCCAGCAACCGGCCCGGCATAGGACCAATCCAACTCCGGGATGGAGAAGGGCTTACTGACCAAAGCGCCGATCAGCGTCGCCAACAGATCAACACCGCGCCCCGTCGTCACCGCCAGGGGATTGGCCGAAGCGCCCGTTGCCACCAGCACCGGCAGGGCACCGGCGGTATTGCGCGCCTGCCCACCGATGGGCGAGACAACCGGCATACCAACCACATTGACCGCGACACTCTGCCCCGCCGCGGATTGCCCGCGCCCGGCGGTGATTTCCGCCGTCAATTCGGCGTAATCCTGCACCGCCAGAAACTGCACCACCGCATTGGTATTGCTCATCGGCGCCGTTGCACCATTCAGCCAGCGCAGCCGCACCTTATAGAGCGCATTGGGATCCGGAATTTGCTGGTGCCGACGATAGGAATTGGCGCGGCCTGTCGCGGCATCCAAAGCGCCGCCGTGAAACCAGGCTTCATCGGCGAAAGCCTCAATCTCATAAATGCTGCCACTGACCGAGGTCGGAAAGGTGACCGCCGCCGAGGAAAGCCGTACCAGCCCACCATTCTGCACCTCATACTTCGCCGCAGTCGGCGTAATGCCATCAAACAGCAACGCAATGGCGTGCTGGCCATCAGGCTGACCAGTTTCGCGGTTCACACTCACCGCCTCGACCAGGAAACCCTGATTGGCGATGCGTTGGGACAGCGTCAGCGCGATGGAAACGCGAAAGGGGATGGTGAAAACCTCGGTACTCAGCACCCAGCTTTCCGCGCCAGCCACAACACCACTGCCCATGGTGAGCACACCACCAGCAACACTCAGGCTGGCGCCGCTGCCAAGCTGCTGGGTCCATTTGCCGGGATTGAGGTCGGTGCCCGTGAAGCTATCGCGCCATTTCTTTTGGACGGACTTCACCTTCACCATGTCCTCAATCGGATCGTAGCCGCCAGTGCTCATGATGCTGCTCCGGGAGTATTGTTCTGTCGCGGCGGTGCCGCTGCGCCGGTGGCCGCGATTTCCACCGCAGCCATCTGCGCCGCATCCTGCGCGCCACCGGATTTGGCGACGCGCCTGGGATCGGTGTCGAGCGAGATGCCCGCCGCATCCAGTTCGGCATTCGCCTTGCGGATTTCCTCGACCGCCTGGCGGAAATCATAACCAAAGGCGCCCGTGGCTTCGGATTGCGGTGTGAAGCCCGCGCGCACCTGGGCGATCAACGCCGTGGTGTCCTTCAGCGGATCAATCATCTCATGCGCTGGAGGGACGTGAGAGACTCTATCCGGCATGTCAGTGCCCCAAAGCCCAAGCAGCGCGCCTTGCGTGTGAAAGCGTTCCGCAATGGGCCGCACCAGCATCGGGATCAGCATGCCGTATTGCACCTGTTCGCAAAGCCGGCGGAATTCGATCTTACCGGCGCGCAGGCTTGAGTAATTTGCCTGGGTGAGATCGCCGGAAACCTGGTCATAGGTGAGGCCGGCGCCAACAGCGGCGGCCTCAAGTGCACGCCGGGCAAAGGCGGTATGCGATCCACCGCCCGAGGGGTTCACCACCTCCACACTGCCCATGCCGCGCCGGTAGAGGATCATCCCCGGCTCGAAGCTTTCCACCGCGCGGCCTTGCGCGTCGCGCAGCAGGTTGGCGGCGGGGCCAGTGAGCGTATCCTCGCCTTCCTCGGTCACCACGGCAGCGAGGCAGGCTTCGATCTTGGCTTTCATCAGCAGCGCGGCCTCGTAATCGCCAAGGTCGCGCAGCCGCAGCAGCACGGGCGCGAGCCAGGATACATCACGCAACTGCCCGGGGCGGCGCTTGCGAAAGAGATGCAGCACATCGCGCGCCGGAATGAAGTCGCTGTTCTGCCAGGAGGCACCGGGCAGCATCCAGGCCGCGCCGGGATGGGTGCGATGCAGCCAATAGCCGGTGGGCTCGCCCGAATTGCCGAGTGCGATGCCTTGGATGGTCGGTGCACCATTCACCATGCCATGGCGCGATGTATCCAGATGATCGCTTTCCAACACTTGCAGGCTGAGGCCGATCGGGTTCTGCGGCGAAGGGCGCGTGGTGACCAACCGGATGAAGCATTCGCCGCTTTCCACGACGGCGCGCATGGCCAGCGCCTGCAGGCCGTAGAGATCAAGTTTGCCCTCAGCATCGCAAGCAGCGCTATCTGCCCAGGCCTGCCAGGCTGTGCCATGCGCTGTCTCCGGCCAACGCGTCGTGATGCCAGCTCCGACCGCGTTGCCGGTCCAAAGATCCACGATGCGCGCGGCATAGGGGTCATTGCGCACAGCGTCGCGCGCGCGCCTTGCGACGCTGGCGGCGGCCATGCCGACCTCACCATTCGCGCTGCCGCCTGAGGGCGACCAGGACGAGGCGCGGTTCTCCTGCGCGGCCGCGTAACCCCTGAGGGCCTGCCAGGCAGCGCGCAGGTGGAGCTTCATCATGCGTTCCTTGTGAAGCTGGCGAGCGTCACGCCCGGCCGCCGCGCAGTGGCATTCTCGGCGCCGTAGAGTGCGGCAATGGCGCGGCCCAATTCATCCAGGCTGCGATATTCCACGGTGCGGCCTTCGAAGGTCACGCGCGTGACGCCGCCAGTGAAGGCCGCGACAAGCACGGCGGCACGGCTGCCCGCAGGCTGCGCCAGCGCCCAGGCGAGGGTTGCAGGGTCCAAGGCCGATCACCCGCCCGCAGCGCGCGAGAGGGCACGCAAGATCGGCAGGATCTGCGCGCCACCCGCGCCAAGCGCGATAAGCACCGCGACGATGCCCCATATCGCGCCTTCAATCCGGCGTGTCTGCTTGCGCAGGCCACAGATCTCCGCACGCACAGCCGTGTAGCGCTCGGCGCAGCGCTCGACATGCAGCGACAGATCCTCGCGCTCGCGCGCGTGGAGTTCCCCGTTACTCATGATTTCCTCCTGAAAATATTCAGCGCAACCAACCGCCACGGGGCGCCAGCCAGCCGGGCCGGCGCATCATTGGCGGTGTTTCAGGGTTTGGCGCCGCAAGCGGCGCGGCAGTCTGGACGGCTTGTCTTTCCACCGGCGCATTCGCGATGTCCTCGCGCAGCCTATGCCAGAACCGCTCGCCATAACGATCGGCGCCAAGCAACCACAGCGCCGCGCGCGCCAGCACCGCGCAATCCAGCGCCTCATTCCGATCGCGCAGCTTCGCCCATTCCTGGCGCACAAAGCCGCGCCGGTCCTTCACCTGATGCAGTTGCTCCGCCACCAACTGCTTGACCCACTCAACCTCAATCCCCTGCGGCAAATGCACCCAGCCAAGTGGGAATTCCGCCGCCTCGCCGCGCCCGAGCCAAAGTCGGCGATAGAGATCAACCTTCCAGGTCGAAACTGACACCGTCCAAAGCTTCAAGCCGCGCCGCAGCTTTCGCCCATCTACCAGCGCATCCACAGGCGTCGGGCCTTGCACCGGCTGAGCCCTATTCCAACCATCGACCCCCTTGGTCGGCGCAATGCGAGGATCGCGCAGCCGGCGGAGATGGCCATAAACCGCCGCCGTATCGCGCCCTCCCGTATCAACGCACGCCTTGGCAATGCGGATCGCGCCGCCAGCCGCGCGCGGCCAATCGCGTGCCAGCAATTCCGCCAGCGCATCCCAAGGCGCACGGTCACGCGGGCTGCCAGCAATGACGATGTGATCGACAAGCCAGGAGGAATAGCCCTCTGCCCAGGCCCAGATATCGCATTCCAGCCGATCATCCTGGACATCGACGCCTGCCGTCAGCACCAGCGCATCCTGCGCCACAACGCCAAGCCGGAAATCCTCGCGCCGTTCCACCAGGCGTTCCCAATCCGGCGCCTCACCACGATCCTGCCAGGTCTCACCGAGCACTGTATTGCGGAAGGTTTTCAGATCCTCGGCCTTGCCCTGCGCTGCTTCCCAATCACGCGCGATCTGCTCCCAGGACAACCAGCCGACCGGCGAATAAAGCGCCGAGATGTGAAAGCCGATGGTGTGCGGGTTCTCCGCCGATGCCGTCGGCCGCCATTCGCCGGCGGCGAGCATGGCGGTCTTGTGATGTTCCTCAATCGGCGGGTCGCAATCTTCACAATGGTAGCGCACGCTGCGTGGGTCGCCCTTC